GAAAAACTTGAACCTAAAACAAATCCAATTGCCAACCATGACAGGCAGATCATACAATGAATTGTTAACTGATAGCCCATTTTTTGAATATCTCCCAAAAGGACTGATCGAACACCTCGGAGGCGAGGAACTGCCTGATGCAACAACGAAATTTGAGAAGATTGAAATCACCGATGATTATCATGAAACGAAACCGATGCAAACATTCCCTACCAAACCAAATGACATACGAATCCCTGCAAGAATTTCGGGGCCATTGATTCCCTATCCAGTCGAAGTGAAAGAACTGATTTTGGGAATTACAGGATCAAGCAAGTTTAACCTCCATGGTCATCACCATAGTCAAATCATGGGCTTGATGAGCATGCACAAGAAATTGATTGATAAGAAAGTTGTCCCATGTGCAGAAATACGATTTGATATGGATGGCTTAAAGCAATTCGCAAGACAAACGTATTCAGCACGAGAAGGTCTCATAACATTCGCAACAAGGGAGTTTGCAGCACGAGCAACTGCCCATGACCTCAGTATAGCAGCCAATGCCAAGGTTCCTTTCTCCATCTCTCCATCTGCAATGTCAATATACACGCCATTTGTCATAATGATACAGAGATTACGGATCCATATTGCGAAAGAACCCACCATTCACAAAACAACAGAATTCCCAGAATTTAGACCTGATGATGAGGCAACATATACAATGTTCGACAATGGTGTATATGTTTACAGATCAGATGTTCCCGGCAGACAATTCGCAATCATAAGTTGTGGTGGACATTTCCTGATTTATCATGAAAAACTCAATTACTGGTTTGCCGGACCCAGCAATTACCTCGATTACGTTTTCACTCTAGCTGATGTCTTGAACAATTTGGACATTTTGAAGAATTGTCCTGAATACCAATGGGCAACTGAAATGATCGAGGTATTAATTGAATTTACCCAAGTGGAAGGTCATCACAATTCTCAAGTAGACTTCATGAAAGGGATTGAAGGATTCCTACTAAACATGTCTGACTATGACTCCCAGTATGCCATGAATTGGAAACCGATTCTCGAAGCTGCACTTGAACTCTGGGTTCTTGACCAAAAGATATGTTCTATCACCTACGATTTCGGATTAGTTCTAGCCCTTCTTGATGGGGCCAAATTCAAGTATAACAGTCGGTCATTTCTTTGTACCATAATTGATCGCGGTAAAGAATTATCACGGACACATCTACAAGAGCTCTCAGCATTGCATAAGATGATATTCTATGCAGAAGTGGATGCTCATGCCGGTGTCATGAAGTTCCTGGAACGGGTCCACACTCCTCGTGCAATAGACAACAACGCAATCAAAAATATAACACGGTTTGCCAAGATGCACTTCATAATGGCATACAGGAAACGTCATAACAGTCTCCCGCAAATCATAGGATCTCCAGAGAAGATAAGATTGCTAGAAACATACTGCCGTCGAGGGGATTACAAACTCATAGAATCACTAAACCTGAGTTGGTGGGACGAATTGAAACCATTCGATTGTATGGACAATACATTGACTGATGATCCACTGGAATTTGCCAAAGACAAAGGGGCCCTGAAAAGTGAGATATCATTTGGACCTGGAGATAGTCGTAAAGAATTACTTCAAGTGATCGAGTCAAAAAGCCACAAGTTGACGGATTTTTTCTCGAACAGGACCCTCAAACCGAAACAGAAGAAAATCGTAAACACAACGCAACTCAGAAATCCCAAAAAATTAAAGGATGCTGCAAGACTAATCGAGAAAGAAAGGGAACAAAAGATCAAAGCCCGATTATTCGGAAATGCAACACTTGAAAACAAACACGCACTCAGTTTGGTGGCAACCAAAATGAAGAAAGCGTTGTCATATTTCGACGAACAACTCATGACACCTGTCGATCGTACAAGAAAAGCAATCATACACAATGCATCGAGGGACTTAAGTTATCCTGATAACTATTCCTTGTTACTGGATATAGAAGGACACAATCAATCGATGCAATACCATAACACATCTGAACTGTGCGAGTTCATTGGAAACCTTTTCGGTTTCGATACCTGGGGTGACCTTCCTAATTACTTTTCGGCCTTGACTGTATACCACTATGATGAGTATCTGGACAAAGTAGTCCTATCGGAAGGACAATTAGGTGGAATAGAAGGGTGGCTCAACCCATTATGGACGCTACATACAACAATCATGATGAAACTACTACGTATCATGACAGACCTGGAAGTAAAAACAATAATGGTATACTCAGATGATGTAGATGCAATACTGACAATCAAACAAGCTACAGAACCAATGATTAAATCTGTCTTCAGTAAAATCATGAGTCACTGTTCAAAATTTGGGATGACAGTGAAATATTCTCAAACAACATTATCTAAACATAGAATAACCATCCTCCGGCAGCACTATGCAAACGGAATTCGAGCTGATTCCAGTCTTAAAAGATTAATATCAGTTAGTGCCGCAAACAATGCTGTCCTCGTTTCCGAAGAGTTGGAAGCTGCAGGAATATGTTCATCAGTATCATCTGCACTGGAATTGAGTAATCATAATGAAGCATGTGCATATCTCAAAAATTACAAGTTAGGATTGCTGCTGGTCAGATTACCACAAATGATACTCAGTCATCCACAAAAACATTCCATGATCTCGTCGGAAGAACTCCCAGCCAAATTGTCAAATCTATTGTATTACACAAAGGATGACAGGGCAACACTAGACCTGCTCTCTTTTGAGGGATTGCTAACTGCCGCAAAGAACGACCTGTCAGCATACCTGTTAAGACATCCAAAGAATATAAATGACAATTTATTACGCTCTGTCTTATCAAATGTCTACTCAGAGTCTGTGGCTGAGTACAGGTTAGTAGATAGCCCTGATCGTGTGCTGTATCTCCAGATTTACGATTCATTTTTACAAGATCTACTGTTCTTTTGGACATACATGCCTTGTGCAATTGGGGGCCTTGGTTCCTCATTACACATTAATTTGATCCTCTCCGGACATAGTATTGGATTTTCGAAATCACTACATTACCTTCACAGTTGGATAGTGAATCACTCATCAGACAAAGAGTTCTTCTTGAGATACTTGACAAATTCATTATCTATCAGTGAAGATCACTCAGAGAACTTCAATGAAATGAGACTTATCACTTCAACTTGGCAAAATGACAGGGTTATAACACCAGCAACAACAAGTGTTAAGCAAGCAATCCGAAGTATGGTCCGCCGGTACACCAAAAATGATCGTATACTGGACATGTTCAAACTTTCTGATGCACATGAAGAACTGGCAGGAGAATTCAAAGAGATATTTCGATCTGATTTTCATACTAGAGTTGCTCAATTCTATTATGAGAATACATCCGTTCATTTTGTCGACCTACTAATTGGCAAAGTCGAGACCAGCTCAGGTCTTTTAACCCGTGTACGAGATTTACTCGGATTGAGGAGGAAATTGGCATTCAGAACCATTGAGAACGTCCGTCGTTCTGCCTCTACTTGCCGGACAGCCTACATTGAAGTCAAACAAAACAGTGATATTATCCAATTGCTGCTCATCAGAAAGCAGAACATGTTTCCGAATATGAAATTGGTAGAAGTTGAAGAGGTATTATATGATGACAAAGTGGTTGAAGTAGACATGAAACAAGCCCTTTTGACTGTAAGAAGATGCAGTCCAATGCATTACAAGGATGGAGTTAAGGTATATGATGATCCGAAAGTTGGTAATGAAACTCTGTATAAAGGAGAACTGATCGACGAAGATAGGATGCTAGGCAATAAAGAAGAATTACTAGCTGCAAAATTGGTCGCAGTGACGAAATGGTTTCTCATGAAAAACAATATGCTTCATATTGATAAAGTGAGAAAATCTGAATTGAACTGTGTAAAAGCATGCAATCTGGCATTGTCAACTTTAACAGACCAGACATTTGAGGACTTGTTCCTTTATGCACCAACAGAGACGGGAGGTGAAATCCTCCATAGAATTCCAAATATCCGATTCAGCACAATGACGTATATCAGAGCTGAAATGAACAGATCACTCTGTTATACTACCGATCTCAACCAGAGACTCATCACCAGAATGGGACTTGTAGACAGTAATGTGAATTTTGATTACCTCAGAATGAGGTTCTTATTAGCGGCAGTGATCTGTGACAAATATGACACTCTCCGACGGTTGGTCATTCGATATGCATTTGACAATGTCATCGGAATCAAAGATGTACAATTTATGTGCCCCAAAAGTACCACATACAACGTTCAAAAGACATTCAGATGTTATGCAAAGATTTGTGGTCATGTGATGTCAAAAATGAGATTCCGCTATTTATCTCACTCCTTCTTATACGAGGAGAACACAAATGATTGGGCCCTTATGCCCAAAATCGCTGAAGAAAAAAGCAGTGAGAAATTAGGCGAAGAATATACTGATGATCTAATTTTACGTTATGCACGTGAACTAGATAAGGATTACATGCTTATATCCACCGCTCACATTTCCGAGACTGTCTGGCATCCGCTAATAGAGAAATTGAAACGGATCGACAAAAAGTACGCATCTTTGGGGACAGAAGAGATGCTGATTACAATACGAGACAAATTGCAGGCGGCAATGGTGAAACGTGCAAAAATTACCGTACTCGACAAATCAAATCCAGTCCTCATTTCCCTACAGACCCAGTGCATTGAATCTATAATTGCATATGGTCCATCTGATCACGAGTACGACTTATTGGTACGCAAATTCTCCATATTGGTACGCAATCGTCGACGATCACATCAATTATCCTGGCGATTAGCAAAGTATCAATCCCTCTTGAATCAATTTGAATCTCACAAGAGGAAGCTTGCAAGATCACTCATCATGGAGTACATTATGACTTTCCACTTCAAAACCAGAATCCAAAGTCATAACATTCAAATCGATACAGTTTCAGCAATGAATGAGTTCAGAGACAATCCACTGGGAAAATGGTCTCATACATTGATCAGTCCAGACATACAAACAAGACTCATGGTTCTAGGAATTTCATATGTAGAGGAATTGGCAATTACAGAATCATATGAAATTCAAACAGAACTGACTGAAATCTGTGAGGAGGTATCATTACAAGATATCCTGATACCATCTGGATTACCTACATTGAACGATCACACAACATTGACCGGCAATGAATTAATCCCGAATTCTGCAGATACAATTGAATTCATATCACATGAAATTCCATACTCTGCCATGGAGACATTGGATGAAATTTCTCCCCTATGCGCATATGCACACAAATGTTCAACTAGTGGAGCATCACCGGAAGCATTTATCAGCATGACAGGTTCCGATTCTCTAGGTGCCCAGATAGGATTATTCAGGCATCTCCAAACGATTAATATGATTGATGCCAATACAACAATGTGCGATCTCACAGCAGGGAGAGGTGACGGCCTCTATGCAATGAATCATTTGTCCATTAAGGGCAAATCATTTGCCATAAAGGATACATTCACAAGAATTTTGCATCATCCTGATGTGGATAGGTCACGGGAATATGATATATTCGATGGCAAGAGTCTGAAATTCATAACAGAATATGATTTTGTGCATATAGATCTCTCATTCACCGGATCCTCTGATTCAAATCTACTTGATGTTATTCTGTTTCTTGAAGAGAACGGCTTATCATACTCCATCAGACTCAATTCTGCACAATGTAAAGGATATTCAAAGACATTACTCAAAGCAATTCCATTATACGAACATAGGCTCTCGTTTTCCGTAATGGGACACAACAAGCCTTACCACATCTACTTACTAGGCCGACCCGCTAATGTTCCTGAAAGCTGGACAGGACCTACATTGAAGCAAACAATTGCATTCAGATCCATGGCTGTAAGTTACTCAAAGCTCTTATCACCTAGCAATTACTACAATCAAATGCCTGAATACCAACCAAATTCAGCAAGTGTATACATTCCAAAAGGTGATGAAGAAATTCCATTCCTCCAAAACATTTGTGACAAAACTATTATTGAGGAACAAAGGTATTACTGTGAGAGATACATCAGTGAGGTCGGCGACAATCCGAAAATTTGTTGCATACCATCGAAAATGTCAGCAAATGGACAGCACCTTGTCAAGTCACACATTAATTACTTCCGAAAAGAACGATTTAAGGTAAACATTGGCGATATAAAATCTGCAATTGGATCAGTCAGTGAGAAATCACTCCCTTATCATGAACTCCATATCAATGCATTCAAGGATTCCTCAGCAGAAATGTACACAATAGAATTGGGACAGTGTACAGTTGACATACTCAAATATTTCCGAACACATCATCCATTGAAGGAGACTCGATCTTGGTGCAACATTACTTTGGGCATGGCGAGATTCTGTTACGCTGCATTATCCTCAGGCTTTCCGGCTATTCAACAATTACATAGGGAATGTGAAGACAAACTCGGTCCAAAATTGTCTTTACATCAACGAGAGATACACGTAGCATTACGTCTAATGATGTTGGCAGCGAGTCGGAATGATTACTCTTACGGAGTACACTATCTTCATAAGATTTTGGCCAATTCTGCAAAGACAGGTAAAACAACAGTGAGAACACTGAGAAATTATCGTTTACTCAGTTACCTGTATCCAACTATGAAATCCATGTTACGGTCTGGCTTAATCACCATACGACACATATCTGCATTAGAAGATGACCTCGTAGAACGGGAAATGAAGAAATACAAATACGAAAAGGTTCAAAATCCCGTAGCCTTTCATACAGATGCATCATTTGATGTGAATGAAATGATTAACCAGTCAATGGAGGGGCTCTTTTCCAGCTTGGAAAAATATGCCACAAATCTCAGTGAGACATTGCCGGATACGGAGAAAGAGAATATTTTACCAGATGTTCTAAAACAGATTGATCTGACTTTTGATATCGGAATACAGGAACAAATTGAAAGAGCAATTGAACAGCTCCAACTGAAACCTAGTGGTCCACACGGTTTCATTGATCTCGGTGACGACATAATAGAAGAGAATGATGATTGGTAGATATTAGGACAATAATACCATTCCTGTTGCGTGATTCCACACATACTAATCACAGTTCAATATCATGCAGTAACCTGTATGACAATTTTACTGATGGTTATTATGTAAGACTTGAC